GTCTGAAGACTGCCATAATCGCATCACTAATCAACTGAGGTGAGGGTTTGTCCAACAGGTTCATCCCACCAGTGGACTTAGAATATTTTAATTCCTTTTCGCACCGGAGGAAATATTGTCGAGTTGCCTTCCCTTGTTCCGTCCCTGACATCATGCCTAACGCCTTAAAGCAATCGACGGTGAGATAGATGGATTCGCTAGGACGACCGCCATCAGGGGTTTTCATCCATTCGGATAAATAGTCTTCCCCTTGTTCAAAGTTGCGGGTTAGCTTCTTTTTGGCAGCCTGTTTACTTGAATATCCTAACCATTGCCAAGCGTCTTCAAAATCAACGGGGTATTCTTTACCGGAACCGAGTAAACTTAAAGCTAGTTCTTTGCTAAAATCAATCATTGTGATCCTGTTATGTAGGTTTACAGCCCTTGGGTGTTGATGCACCGCGAAGGGCATTTACTGTTAATATTATATCACAATTAATATTAATTAATCTGGCAATTTTCCGATTAGTTTAGGCTCAATTCCTGTTAGTTTGGAAAATCTTTGACAGATAATTTCACAATATGCGGGTGATAACTCGAATCCTGCGACGGTGCGATCGCCTTCCATTTTTTGCGCTGCGATTATTGAGGGTGCGCTACCGAGAAACGGATCAAATATTAAATCATTGTCGTTGCCATACTTCTCAAAAAACCAGACGCACAAGTCTGTTGGCTTTTGTGTGGGGTGTACTCTTTTTCGGTCAAACTCTTTTTCTGTTCCAAAAAACCCAGCCCACTGAATCCTTGCAATCTCTCTTTTATGGGGTTTCTTACTCCAACATAATTCAAAACAACTACCAAACCGAGAATCTAATGACTCATGAACCCTTTTATCCCAGACAAGAAAAGCCCCATTATTTTTATTTGGGATGTGTTCAGAATAGTAGTCAGCACCCCACCAAAAAGATTCCCTAACCGAATCAAATAACATCATAAGAGATCGAGGATCAAAAGGTTCCGAGTCTCCTATAACCGGATCATACGCGCCACCTTTAGAAACAAACTTTTTATCCTGTCTTGACTCCATTCCTGAATAGTCTGTATCTAGGTTGATTCCATACGGAACATCACTCCAAACTATCCCCACATCCCCAAACCTATCCCCCAACAAAGCCCTAACATTCCCCTCAATAGTAGAATCCCCGCAACCCAATCGGTGGCGGCCCAGTGCCCATATTTCACCCAACTTAACCCTAGATTCAATTTCATCTACCTTATCTAAAAGCTCGGCAATTTCTTCCTCATCTTCCTCTTTCGGTTCAGTATCGCCAAACCCTTCACCCTTGCCAAACGATTCCAATAATTCATTTAATTTATAATCAGGGAAAAACTCACTAAAATCTACCTCTTGAGCTAAATCATTTAAAAGATCAACATCCCATGTACTGAAATCCGAGGCGGTATTATCAGCGATCGCATATTGTTTCCAATCCGACTCTGATAACCCAGGCCGCTTAACAGCAACAATCGTATTACCATCAACTTCTACAACCAAAACCTTTTCAATCCCTAATTGACCCGCTTCCTCAAAGGTTCCATTCCCCGCCCTGATAACATCATTCTCGTCGATCACAATAGAACGGCAAGCCCCAAACTGTTCTAAGGATTTGGAAATCACCTTAGCTGATAACGGCGTTCTTTTTCGGGCATTATTCGGATCGGGTGTCAGATTTGAAATATTTGTTTCAATAATTTTAGGTTTAGTCATATTTAAGTTGTAGAAAGGTTTATAGCTATGTTAACTTAAAATAGTAGTTATTCGTTATTAACCGCAATAAAAAAATTCAGACTTGATTTAATTGAGCAAGCGGTTCAACTCCTACTTGATAAACCTTGGCTAACCAACTGTGAGATAGCCAAACAGATTGGGGTAAGCGAAAGTTCTATAAGGCACTGGAAAAAACACCCGATATGGGAAGAAACCAAATATAAGATATTCCACAAATATGCAGAGGTATTAAAACCAATGTCTGAACAAGAAAAGACCGAACTTAGAGAAAAACTTTTAGAGCGACAACGCGAAATAGATATTTTTAGAAATGCACTAAAAGACAATACAGCCCAATGTTTCAAGGTAACGAATCAAGCCTATCGTGATCTTGCCAAGGATCAGGATGCGGTTAAGGCTTGCGCTAAAGCTACAAAGTCAGGGGTTCATGTCCAATCTAAAAATGCAATGGACGGATTAAAAACAATTATGTTGATAGACGAACATAGTTATCAACTCAGTATTATTATTGAAAACTTCGATAACTCTGAAGATGATAGTGAGGATTAGATATCATGCTTCGAGCTATCCAAAAAGGGGAGCGACTCAAGAAAGAATTAAGGGAAGCAAGGAAACGACGGCAGCAGAAACAAACTAAATCCGGTCGTAATTCCTTAACTCGATTTAAAAATGACCCCGTAGGTTTCTCTCGGTTTATTGGAGTCGAACCAACAGAGGATCAACAGCGATTCCTTGAGAGTGTCCGAGATAACCCAGAAACAAACGTTAAAGCCGCGCACGGGGTAGGAAAGTCTATCGGTTCGGCTGTATGTGTTTTGTGGTGGGTTTTTGCCGTTGACGGTCTGGCAATCACTACAGCCCCAACAGAGGATCAGGTTAAGCAAATCCTTTGGTCTGAGATACGGAAAATATATGACCGCAACAAAGAAAAGTTAGGCGGAACCCGTGGGGAGTTATTTGTCAGGAAATCCGAGACGGCACGGGCCTATGGTTTCACCGCTCGCAACTATGACACCAACTCATTCCAAGGTAAACACGCGGATAGGTTGCTACTCATAGCAGATGAAGCGGATGGCATCTCAGAAATTATTGACGATGGTTTTCAGTCATGCCTAACCGGATCGTCAAACAGAGGGTTAAGAATTGGCAACCCTCTGAATAAACAATCCCCATTCTCTAAGGCTTGCGATCGCACTAATATTACAATCCCTGCATGGAATCACCCCAATGTGGCTTGGGCATATCAACTTGAGGAAGTGATAGATCCGGCTGGTAAGTTAAGGTTAATCCATAGATTAAAACCATCGGTGGCAATTCAACTTTTAGACTCAAATGGATTAGTTAAAACTCAGGATAAATGGCCCCCCGAGTTTCCCCATGATGTCATCCCCGGCGCTATATCCCTGAAATGGATTGAAGAAGTCAGGCAAGACAAGGGTGAGTTTTCTGTGTTCTGGCAAGGTCGGGTAGAGGGTATTTTTCCAGAAGATATCATCGAGGGAATCATCCCTTCCACTTGGTTAAAAGCTGCAAGGGAACGCTACGACTTTAATCCTGAGTATTGGGATAGACGGGCTATTATTTCGCCTTGGAGACTTGGGGTTGATGTTGGGGATGGAGGGGATAGTCACGCCGTTGCATTATGGCGCGGTGATGTCCTTTATGAAGTAGTCTTATATCCCACTCAAGGGGATGAGTTAGACACAATTAGAATTGCTGATATTGTTGCTGAAAAGATTAGGAAACTAGGGGGTGCTTATTATGCTGCGGTTGATAAAACGGGCGTGGGTGCGGGGACGTTAGCACGATTAAAACAACAGGGGTATTTTGTCCGTGGTTGTGCTTTTGGAGAATCAGCCGAAAGTAACCATGAGTTTTCAAACCGTAAGACCGAGCTATTCTGGAAACTTAGGGACGGATTAAGGTTAGGGAAAATAGCGATCGCACCCCTCGGAGATATTGAGGATCAGGTATTCGAGGATCTATCATCACACCGTTACTCATTATCGGGAAAAGGTGGGGAAGATAGACAGATAGCTTGTGAGAGTAAGAAGCACGTCCGGGCTAGACTGAAACGTTCACCGGATGCAGGGGACTCGGTGATCATTGGATCATCTTGTCCCAATCCTACGTTTTCCGATGGGGTATCAGAACAGGATGTACTCAAGGAAAAAGTTAAGCAGCAGCAATTTAATCCAGAGGAGGTATCTGTTAAGAAGGTTAGAGAATTGTTTACTTAATGTTATAATAATTAATTATTGAAAAGATTATGTTTGACTCCGTTTTCTCTCCAAATAGTTCCGCAATATTCCGAGCTAAAACACCTGACTACGTTAAGCCAAAGTCGATAAAAATTAATCTGAATAGATTAGAGAGTGGTGGGGTTAATACTTTAACCGATGCCTTTAGTCGCGTGGTTTCTAAAGCATTAAAGGATTTAGACGGAGCGATTAGAACCAAGGACTCAAAGGCAATTGAAAACTATCAAGCCGTCTTAATTCCTGAGTTGACTAAATCAATTTATGGAATGTGGTTAGGGGGTTGGAACATCGGGCGGAAGCATGGAAACAATGAAATTAAGTCTCAACAGAAAAAGGGAACGGCTAATTTTGATGAGGATCTACTAGATACGGAATTAGCATCTATAGAGAATGTCCCTGCTCAGACTGCGATCGCTAATCGTTCAAAAACTCTGGCATCCGATATTTCCTCAACTCAATGGGGGAAAATTAAGAATCATCTATTTGCAGCAATCCAACCCCAATCCGAAACAGGGGAACCGATAAACAGATCAGAACTTCTCAAGCGGATCAATTCAGAATTGGGTGATAAGGGTTTCAAGAATCGCGCTGAAAAGATAGCTCGCACTGAACTGACTTTTGCTTATAACGCCGGAAGGTTGCAGACCTATAAAGATTCGGGTTTAGTGTCTCATGTTGTTTTCCTGTCAATCATGGATGATCGCCGTTGTCAGGTGTGCGAAGACCGCCACGGGATGACTATTGATCTTAATGATATAGAGACTGTTTCAGCTAATACACCCCCGATGCACGTTATGTGTCGCTGTGTACTATCTCCCCGTTTGGCAGATCCCTCTAATCAAGATGAGCTAGACAAGGACAGCCAATCATCTAAAAAAAGAAAGTTATTTAATGCACCGCCCAAATGGTTAGCTGCGGGTATCTTGGCAGCGATTCTATTGTCACAGAAAAAGGCACGGGTTCCGGGGTCGGGTGTCGCTTCACCAGGAATTTCGATCCCATCTCCAGTCAGGGAGGCTGTTGAACGGGGACTTGTAGATGTTGCCCTTGCCTCTCAACTTCACCGGATAGCCAAAGCGACGGGAGAGGTGCAGACGGCAGAACAGATCCGTCAACGTCGCAAGAATCAGACTGAATCATTGCCGGGTCAAGGTGTGATTGAGATTCAACCCCGATTATTTTTAAATGGAGTTGAGTTAAACAGCGCCACGCCTGAAGAAATTAGAGAGGGATTAAAAGAATTTTTACCTAAAAAACAATTAGATGATTTAATCAATTATTTACAAGAGAATAAAGTTAGTTCTATTGATGATTTATTGGATGTCAAGGGGATATCTCGCAAAAGTAAAGCCTTTAAAACATTGCAGGGTTTAGCTGATAAAGATAAACTCAGGATTGAATTAGAAAAACTAACCAGTCCCTCAGAATTGTGGTTAAAGAATTTAGGATTTTCCCGTTCCGAATCCAAGGCAATTTTTGACGAATTAAAAGATAAACCTTCTAAGTCATGGAGTGATTTAAAACGTAGACTCAAAAAGCGTGGTATTTCTGATGACCGGATACAGAGAGCTATAGATAAAATTAAATCAATCGAAGCACAAGAAAAACGTCAGGTTGTGGGATTGGATGATTACGTCCCAATGATTCCCGATGATGTGACTTTAGACACTCCAGAGATTGCAGTTGGTAAAATTATCAAACAGAGGGAAATCGGGCTACAACAACGACGCGAAGCCTTACAAGAAATCAAGGATCTAGGAATTGAGTTAGCTAAAATTAGATCCGATGAGAGCAGATTTAATGTCCGTCTTCGTCGCATGAACAAACGGAATCCCAAGGAGTTCGTCTCACCTGAAGAAATTAGAATTAGAGAAGTTAGACAGGCTCGGATTCAAACAAAAATAGAACAAGCCCAAAAAAAAGCCAACGCCATCGGATTACAACTTGAAAAAGCTAATCTGGCACTTAATCAATTAGATATCCCCAATCTCACCCCCGCAGCCAAGCTACGAAACCAAGCTGTTGAGAATCTAGGGAATGAAGGATCTAGTCTGTCCGATGCTACCAATAGCTTAAAGGCTCAAATATCTAACGAGATAGACAGCCAAATGTCTAAAGGTTTCATCCCTCCTAACAAGAAAATAGCGGGGCTAGAACAAGCAAATAACCGTGCTAAATTAATTATAGAACCCGTGTCTAATCTGATTGAAAAAACAAACCTAGAGGGTTTACAATCTAAATTAACTGAACTCCAATCCCACTATCAAAACCTATTAGATCCTCTTTACCCTGAGAACTTTTTTGGGCGTGATATTCAAAATGAATTGACATCACTTCGCGCCGAACTAAAAAGGGTTAAGGCCGAGATTGATAGTTCTGTTAGACTATTGAAAAGAACCGATCAAACCCTCACAGCTACAACCAATCAAACTGAATCAATCTTAGGGAGAATGGGTTATCTAAAGACCGGAGCGCAACTAGAAAAACAAGCTAAAGAACTTGAATCTCAGATATTAGATTGGGAAAATAGAGTTAAGAAAACTAAAAACTACGAGCAAACCTACGAGCCGTTTAGTCAGATAGAAAGACAACAACCGTTAGACAAGTTGACTCAGGATGCTATGGATATTAAAGCTCAAGTCCCTAAGTTCAAAAAGGAATTAGAGAGTAGGTTTAGGCCTGGATTAGATAATGCCAAGTCCACTATTTCTGACATCGCTATACAGACTAAAAAACTTGAACAATTGCAGAAAGAAATTGATGGTATTCTAGCTGATACCTCTAAACTTCCCATAACCAAAACTCAAATCCCCGACTCTGACATGGGGACGTATAACGCGGCGGTCGAATTGCGCAAAATATCCCGTGAGATTACAGAGGAAACTAAACGGTTAAAAGCGTTAGTTC